GGCGGGTTAATGAGCGCAGTTAAGATCATTACGGCTATTACGGGTTTGTTGGTGGCTGTTGGTACTTTGATAGGGGCGATTACTGTTACTCTTGGAAAGGGTGATGATAACGCTAAGTATTCTTACACTACAATAGTGTTGGATTCGCCTGAAAAGTATGAGCAGTTTATTAACAATCATCCCGGATAATTTATGGCACGTGTATCAGAGTTAAAGCAGGAAGCAGAGTGGAGAAAGTGTCAAAAGGATGAGTCGTATTTCTTACGTAAGTATTGGCATATCGCTCATCCTGCTCATGGTCGTATCCTTTTTAATTTACGGGACGCACAAGAGCAAGCCTTACAAAGATGGGGTGACAACCGTTACAGTCTTACCTTAAAGGCTCGTCAGATTGGTTGGACGACTCTTATAGCGGCTCACCAGTTTTGGTTGGCTTTTTTTAGGGAAGATCAGAACATTATTGATTTGTCGCGTACAGAGCGGGAAGCGGTTTTGTTGCTGCGTAAAACTAAATATGGGTTTAAGCATTTGCCTGATTGGATGTTGGAGCGTGGTCCTACTCAACAGGTTGAGCATCAGCAAAGGATGGTGTTTTCTAATGGTTCACAGGTTACTTCGATGCCTTCAGCATCCGATCCTGCTCGTGGTGAGTCGGCTTCGTTGGTTGTGGTTGACGAATGGGCGTTCCTTCCTAATCCTGAGGAAGCATGGGCTTCTATCGAGCCAGTGGCTGATGTTGGCGGTCGGATTATCGGGTTGTCTACTGCTAATGGGTCTGGGAATTTCTTTCATCATCTTTGGACTGGTGCTGTAACTGGCAATAACCGTTTTGATGCTATGTTTTTTCCGTGGTCTGCTTCAGAGGATAGGGATGAGTCTTGGTATGAATCAAAAAAACAGTCTATGTTGCCGTGGCAACTTGCACAGGAGTATCCGACCAGTCCCGAAGAAGCGTTTGTTCGCTCTGGTAATCCTGTCTTTGATCTTGACGTTTTGGATGGTATGTCTAAGTATATTAGACGCGGTGAAACAGGTTATTTACACGAACTTCAACCAAAAGTTTTAGAGTTTAGAAAATGAGTTTAACTGTTTGGACTCCGCCTGAGCGTTGGAGTGGGTATACGTTGGGGGTTGATACCGCTGAGGGGTTAGGTCATGGCGATTATTCTTGTGTTCAGGTTATTGACGCTAAGAATGGTGAGCAGGTAGCGGTTTGGCATGGGCGTATACCTCCTGACGAGTTAGCGTATGAGGTTCATAACATTGGTATTTGGTATGGGAATGCTTTGTGTTGCGTTGAGTCTAATAATCATGGTTTAACTACGATTACACAGTTGAGACAGTTGGGGTATCCTAATCTTTTTCGTAGGCGGTCGTTGAATAATGAGACTAATAAGATGTCTCAGGAGTTTGGGTGGAAAACTACGCGTACGTCTAAACCTTTGATGATTGATGATCTTGGTATGGCGTTAAAGAACGAAGAATTAGTGTTGCATGACGAGTTTACGTTGCAGGAGTTGAGAACTTTTACTCGTAATGATAGGGGTACTATGTCTGGTAGCCCGCATGATGATCGTGTTATGGCACTTGCTTTGGCTAATCAGATGCGTAAATATGCGTTTATTCCTGAGTATGTGCAAGAAGTTGATGATACGTGGACGTTTGATTGGTGGCTTAGGCAAATACCTAGTAATGTTCCGGTTACTGATACCATTGGTTTGAACAATGTTCGTGGGACACCTTGAGCATTTGTTTAGGACATAACTATTGAATGGAGAGTCCTTTATGAGTAACAGACAATACAATGCTTCTGGTATGGGAGCGCAACCTAACTTGAACACTAATGTTCTTGAGTTTGGTCCTCCTACCGAAACTGGTTCGCAAAGCGCTACTTTAAGAAGCGATGAGGGTGGTTCAAGGCAGGCAAGCAATGAGCAAACTGCACGCGAGACACCTTTTAACCAGCATGGGCATACAGGAAAAGTAGAGCCTGCACATCAACCCGCCCCTCGGTAGTGGCTGTTTTACCTCCTAACGCTTCTTTTAAAGAGTTTGCAGAATACGTTGAGATCCATAAGGGTCCTAAAACTGATCTTGAACTTGAAGAATTGTGGGAGTGGAGGCAAAAACTTTTAGGTATTCGGGTTGTAACTGGCAACGGTTACCGTTCCCAGTTGCCACCTGATGAGCAGCATTTAACTTTGCGTGAACGCGAAAAGAAAGTTATTGCTGAAGCGCAAGCGGCTGGTATTCAAGTAGAAAGAGCGCCTAGTTAATGGCAAGAGAAACTAAAGCAGATCAATTTTCTAAGATACAAGATCGTATCGAAATGACACACCGTTGGCGTGTTGAAGAAGGTTACGATGCTTTATGGCGCAGAATGATCGACTTGTATCGTGGTAAAACTTATGGTGGCGATACTTTAGGTGCAGGATATTCAGGCAATGTTAGCCATGATCGTATTTCTGTAAACCTTGCTTTTAGCACTATTAACGTTATTGCTCCTTCTGTTGCTGTTAATCATCCGAAAATAACGGTTACAGCAAACAAAGAAGGCGACGAAGA